ATTCAACTAAAATTGAAAATCTGAAAAAAGAAATGGATATTGCAATAAAAGAACAAAACTTTGAAAGGGCAATTGAAATAAGAGATGAATTAAAAACAATTAACTAGCTTCAGCCCCCATTTATTTTGGGGGTTAAATTTTTAGAAAATTATGGCAATAATAAAAGAAGAAATTGTTGGAACTAAGATTGTAAATGAGATACAATCTAGTAATATTAGAAAATCAGAATTTGACACAGCAACTGGTCAATTAATTGTTGAATTTAATAGTGGAATGAGATATCTTTATCGAGATGTCCCCCATCAAATATATACTCAATTCAGGATGTCTGAATCACAAGGTAAGTTTTTTAACTCCAAAATAGCCAAAACGTATAAATACACAAAATTGTGATAATTATTGTGGAAACACAAATATTTATCAATTATGGAAGATATAAATAAGGTTATTTCTAGTTTCGATTTACAGAAAACACTACAACCAAAAATATGGACTGAATCAGGTCAAAAAATGAATCCAAGAGTTAGAAGAAACTTGTTGGAAATTGCTTACCAATTCATAGATAGTTTTGGTTTAGATGTTATTGTAGACGATATTATAGTTACTGGTTCTATTGCAAATTACAATTGGTCTGAGTATTCTGATGTTGATTTACACATTCTAATAGACTACAATCAGTTTTCAAAAAAATTGAAAGATATGTATGTCGAATATTTCGATTTGAAGAAAATTGTTTTCAATCAGAAGAGAGATTTGAAAATGTTTGGCTACGATGTTGAAGTCTACGTTGAAGATAATGATATGCAAGGGGTAAGTGGTGGTGTATATTCAGTTATGAACGATGAATGGATAAAAAAACCATCAAAAGAAAAAATGAAAACGGAAAAGGCTGAGATTATCAAACAATCAAAAAAATGGATGCGTTTAATTGATAATTTAATCAAAAATTTAGATGGTGAGGATATCGAATCCATCAGAAAGGGTGTAAAGGTAATTAAAGATAAACTCAAAAAATATAGGGTAAGTGGTTTGAATAAAGGGGGTGAATTGGGATTAGAAAATTTAGTTTTCAAAGTACTTAGAAGAAACGGATATATTGAAAAATTATATAACGTTCCGAGTAAATTGATTGATAAAAAACTTTCTTTGGATGAAAAACTAAAGAATTAAATAATTGTGTATATTTATATTATAAAAACAAAAAAATTATGGGAAAAATTAAACCAGTTGGTAGTGAAAAATTAGAGGGAATGGACAAAATTAGAAGAATTATAGAAATTTCTAATTACAATATGTCAGTTCCTAATCCTATAAATGAAAATTCATCCAACGAATATCAAAAAGTCTTGGCTGATGGTAACACTTATCACATCGTAAAAGAAAAAAGTGGTTACGTACTTAAAAAAGGTTTGAACGAATCTACAGCTGAGTATATCGAACCTATTAAAAATAGAAAATATTATAACTCATATTCACAGGCGCTCAAGAGATTAAATCTTATAACTAAAGAAGTTAATATCAATGAAGGTCAAGTTAAAAATCTTTCTTTATTTACTGAAAGTGAAGATTTAGAATATGTTTTAGATTTGGAAGAACAAGAAACAACACCAGCACAAGCTCCCGCACCACCAAGTCCTGAAGTACCTGCAACAGAACCATCACCTGAAATGGCCGAACCAGAAATGGAAGAACCTATGCCTGAACCTGAAATGCCTCCTATGGATGATGAAGAGGATGATGAGGAAGCTGTAACAATGAAATCAGTTCAGAAAGCAACAGGTAAATTAGCTCAAAAATTGAGAGCATTTTTATCTAATGAAGAAAACGAAATGACATCTGAAGATACTAAATATGTAATTAACTCGGTGTTATCAGCATTAGATTTATCATCTTTGGACGATGAAGATTTAGAAGAAATTATGGCTAAATTTGAAGGTGAAGAAGGTGAAGAAGAAATGGGTGGTGAGGAAAAACTTGAACCTGAAATGGGTGGGGAAATGGAAGGTGAGATGTCACCTGAAATGACTACACCTCCACCGGCACCTGAAGGTGGTGAAATGGCAGAATATCGTACACATGGTACGAGAAAGAATAGACATGTACAAAAAATGGAAGAAATGATTGAAAGTTTATTTACTGAATCAAAGGTAGATAAAGTTTTGAGCAAATATTTTGTAAATGAATCAGCAAAAAAACAAGACAAAACAATCAATAGAATTCAAAATTTAGCGGAATCTTTCAAACAAGAAGTTAAGTCAGTTAAATTATATGAGAAATATACTAACTCAAAGTTATTAGGAAAAAATAAGTTTGGTCAGTTAGTTTTTGAAATGGACAACAAAAGAATTAGAGTAAGTCCAAATGGAGAAATTTTATGAGTTTATTGATTTATGTTAATAAGTTAGGTCAAAATTATAAAGGAGAAAATTTATACGAATTTATTTTTTCAGATAGTTTGGAAGGTGTATGGGGTGAATCTTGGGATAGTAAACCCGCAAATGGATATCCATCTCCACCTGAAATAGAACTTGTGACAAAAGTAGGATTGTTAAAAAATAGTTTAGATTTTGAAGTCTTACAAAATTCTGATATATTTTCAATGATTGATGGAATGGATGATGTAATTGCATTAGCGTGGGAAAATGAATCTGAAAGTGTGAATTTCGACAAACAAAAAAGATTGGTTTTCAGATTTGGAGATAAAATTGAAGATGTAAAAAATAAACTATACGAAAGAGACATCGTATTAGAATTTGAAAGGAAAGTACAATATGAATCTTAATAAAAAAATCGGTTTCTTATTAGATAATGGTTTAAGTCCCAATTTTATATCTTCAATGAATGAGGGTCAGGTTAATACAATTTATAATCGTTTGGTTGAAAGTAAAAAGGAAAACAAAGAAGCACAAGAAATTACAACAAAAATAAAAAGATTTAGTGCTTCTGAAGTTGCTGATGCTAAAACTAAAGGAGAATCATTACCAGGTGGTAAAGCTGTTAAAATGAATCCAGATGGTAGTGTTGACGTTACTATGGAAGGTAAGGAATTGAGTGAAGAGGACACATTAAATGTTGTTAATGACCCAGATGCAACTGCGGATGGTATGGGAATGTTTGAAGGTGAAATGACAGAAAAATTTGAATCTAAGGCTCAACAAGGATTATTTTGGGCACGTTGTAACAAATGTAAAAGTGAAAATTGTAAGTGGTGTAAAATGGCAAAAGAATTTTCAAAGAGTACATCAAAAAAACAATACAAAAAAATGCCTGAAAAAAAACATCCTGAAAAGACTGTAAAATACAAAAAGAAAAAAACGAATGAGGAGTTTACAATGGCAAATTATTTTGATAAAGTTGCAAGTGTATATGCAAACAATGCTATGGGTAAAACTATTAACTCATTGACTAAAGAACAATTTGTTAAAAAACATATAAATAAAATTGTAGAAAACAATTTAAGACCAACTATGAAAAAGAAAGATTTATTAAAGTTAATAGAATCTGAAATCAAAAATAAGAAAGATTTGAATGAGGATTTTTATATGGAAGAAATGGATGAAGAATTAGATTTTGACTTCATGTCGGATGTTGAAACCGCACCAATTATTAAACCTAAAATTAAACCTAAAAGAGAAACTGAACCTGAATGGGAACCGGATGAAGATGAAAAGAAAGTTCCAGATAAAGAACAACAACCACAAGGAAAAGGAAATGTTTATGAAACTATGAATCGCAATTTCAAAAAAATGTTGACCAGAATGGATAATGTAGATTACAAACCAATTAAACATAAAATATTTTAATGAAAAAAATAATTCTTTATGAAGCCCCAATTGATGATTTTTTAGACCAAAAGTCTAAAGAATCAATACTTAAGGCACAGAATAGAAAGTATCAAAGTGCTAAAGAAAGTGGTGGTAATTATAACAATATGGCAACATTAATGCAATATTTGCCTATTACTGAGAACCAACATAAAGAAAAACTTCTAAAATTAGCTAAAGCCATTTTTTTTTCTAGATTTCCAAAAATTAAAGAAAGGGTTGACCAAGGTTTAGTGAAGTTAGATGCACAATTTTCAACAACTCCTGGTGGAAGAAAAACCAAGCAAAATATATCAACAGATGAGATTCAGAAGGCTAAAGAAAATGATTCACTATTTGATGAAAGAATAAAGGCAAGAAATTTCATTAATGCTACAACACAAGGTAGTGGTTGGGCTGATGGATTTAATGCTTATAAGGAAATTGAATCACAACTTAATCAATTGGATCCCGATTTAGTTAAGAAATACAAACAATTCGAAGATTCTGCAACTGTTTTTTATAATGAAAATGTAGAAGCTATAGAGAATATGGCAAAACAATCAATGGGAAGAGTTGCTTATCTTGATATAATTAAAGACCCTGAAAAACCAGGAAGTTGGATTATTGAGGTTAGGGCACCACATTTTCCACTATTGATGCACGAATTACAAAAGGCTGGTAGATATTTTAATTCTATACTTTATTTACCTAAAGATAAAAATCTTGGTCAAACTCTAACACAAATCACTGACACTCATAAACATGAAATCAGAAATATGATTACTGGTAGAGAAATTAGTTCAAAATTAAAGTTTTTATGGTCTGAAATAATAGATGATTATGAACCTTGGATGGACAATGCAATACAAACACAATTTAACAAAATGGCTGATGATAATCCAAAATTATTTAATGAAATTATGTATGATGGTGTTTTAAGCGGTAAACCAACTGCAATGGATAAATTTGAAAAGTATTCACAGATGATAGTGGACACAATTAAAAAAAATCCCCCTAAAATGGAAAAAGTTGATTACAATAAATTAATTCAATCTGAAAAAGAACCTCAAAGTTATGAAGACGAGGATGAATACGATGATGATGACTTCAACCCTGATGATTGGGATGACTTCAACATAGACGATGAAGACGAAGATTAAAAAATAAAGAAAACCCCCATTTAGAAATAAGTGGGGGTTTTTATATTTATATAAAATACAATTTATGAGTTTAACAAAAGAACAAGTAATGATGGAATATGTTAAGTGTATGAAAGATACCCCATACGCTTTGAGAACATATTTGGAAACATACGATAATACTGTATCAAAATATGTTCCGTTAGAACTATTTCCTGACCAAGTATCACTATTAGAAGATTACGAAAACTACAACGAAAATATCGCATTAAAATATAGACAAGCTGGGGTATCAACAGTAACTGCTGCTTGGATATCTAAAAGAATAGCATTTGCCAAAAAGGTAAAACCTGAAAAAATTCTGATTATTGCCAACAAATTGGATACATCTATGGAAATGGCAAACAAAATCAGAATGTTCATTGGTCAATGGCCAAGTTGGGTTGGTATAGATTTTTCTTCTGATAAGAATTCACAAAAACATTATAAAACAAATAATGGTTGTGAAGTTAAAGCTGTTGCAACCTCAAAGGACGCATTGAGGGGTTTTACACCAACTATTCTTGTGTTTGACGAAGCTGCGTTCATTGATGCTGATTCTGACTTTTGGGCAGCTTGTATGGCTTCATTATCAACTGGGGGTAAAGTTATTGTGGTATCTACCCCAAATGGTTATGACCCAATTTATTATGAGATATATAATCAAGCAAGTAGAGGAATGAATGATTTCAAAATCTCTGAAATGTATTGGTTTAGAGACCCAAGATACACAAAAGATTTATATCTTATCAAAACACAAGATGCCATTCATTATTTGTTAAATAAAGAGGAATATAATAAAGAAAATATTATCAGTTGGGAAAACATTCCTTTTGAAGAAAGAAACTATGATGAACTCAAATTAATGATGGATTCAGGATATAAACCTTGTTCATCTTGGTTTGAGGGTATGGTTAAGAAATTGAAATACGACAAACGTAAAGTTTCACAAGAGTTGGAATGTAATTTCTTGGGTTCTGGTGATAATGTATTTGATTCCTTATTAATGCAAAAGGTAAAAGAAAATATGATTAAAGAACCCCAAAATAAAATGATTGGGAACTCTTTATGGATTTGGAAAGAACCAGTTGTTGGACACAAATATGTAATGGGTGTGGATGTAAGTAGAGGGGATAGTGAAGATTTTAGTTCATTCCAAATTATTGATTTTGATACTCGAGAACAAGTTGCTGAATATGTTGGGAAGTTACCTCCTGATACAATGGCCGAAATATGTTATAAGTGGGGTAATATGTATAATTGTTTTATTGTTATAGATATTACTGGTGGTATGGGTGTATCAACATCTAGAAAACTTCAAGAAATGGGTTATAAGAATCTTTACATTGATGGTGTTGATACCGCTAACAAATGGAAGTATGACCCGAAGGCTTTAGAAAAAATTCCTGGTATAAACTTCAACAACAAACGTGTACAAATTATTGCTTCTTTTGAAGAGGCTATGAGACACGAGTTTAAGATTTATAGTATGAGATTATTCAACGAAATGAATACTTTCGTATATGTAAATGGAAGACCAGACCACCAAAAAGGACAACACGATGACTTGATTATGTCAGTTGCAATGGCAACCTATGTTGCAGAATCCTCTTTTACAAATTTAGAAAAGGTTACGGAACATACGAAAGCAATGTTAGAATCTTGGTCAGTAAGTAATAATGAAGAGGCCACAAAACAAATTGATTTCAATCCAGTCATACCTTATGGTCATGAAAGAATTAATCAAAGAAACCAAAATGTTTCCAAAGAGGATTATATGAAATATTCTTGGTTATTTGGTGGAAGATAATATTTATAAATAAAAATATATGGGTTTAGTTATTAGAAAAAAAAGCGGGTCAAAAATATTTTCGGGTTCTAAACTTAACGTACAAGGACAAGGAATTTCTACGGTTAAGGTTCAACCCCAAGACAAGGTTCCGATAACTCAGAACACATCGAATGTAAATAATTAACTCTTTAGTTATTGTTTATACTCATTAAATTAAATCTATGGAACAAAATAAAAATAATTTTACTGTTTGGCAAAGATTGTCACACGCGTTTGGTCCTAACGCATTGTTAAATCAGGATTATCCAACTTATAAGTTTGATAAGAAAGAACTATTGAGGACAACTTCTAAACAAGAATATGAGAAGGAACTTCTCCAAGCACAACAAACCTACTATTTAGCAAATCAATGGACAAAAATAGAAGGTAATTTATACACACAAGCTGTTTATTATGAACCAACAAGATTAGCTTCATTTTATGACTATGAATCTATGGAATATACACCTGAGATTTCAGCAGCACTAGACATTTATGGTGAAGAATCAACTACAGTTGACGAAGATGGATATATGTTACAAATATATTCTGAATCGAAACGTATAAAGGGAATTTTAGCAGACTTATTCAATAATGTGTTGGATATCAATACTAATTTACCTATGTGGACAAGGAATACTTGTAAATATGGGGATAACTTTGTCTACCTTAAATTAGATCCGGAAAAAGGTGTTGTTGGATGTATGCAATTACCGAACATTGAAATTGAACGTTTTGAAAGGGGAATGCCTGCTCAAGCAAGTAGACAAAATGTTGAAGAGCCTGCGGAAAACAAAGGTTTAAGATTCAAGTGGAAGGCTAAGGATATGGAGTTTAATTCTTGGGAGATAGCTCACTTCCGTTTATTAGGTGATGATAGAAAGTTACCTTATGGTACTTCAATGTTAGAAAAAGCAAGACGTATTTGGAAACAATTATTGTTATCTGAAGATGCGATGTTAATATATAGAACTTCAAGAGCACCAGAAAGAAGGGTTTTCAAAGTCTTTGTTGGTAATATGGATGATAAAGATGTTGAACCATATGTACAACGTGTTGCAAACAAATTCAAAAGAAGTCAAGTTGTCGATTCTCAAACTGGTAATGTAGATATGAGGTTCAACCAAATGGCAGTGGATCAGGATTATTTTATTCCTGTTAGAGATCCAGCTCAAGGTAGTCCAATAGAAACTTTACCTGGTGGTACAAACTTGGGTGAAATTGCTGATATTGAATATATCCAAAAGAAATTATTAACAGCTTTACGTGTACCTAAAGCATTCTTAGGTTTTGAAGAACCAGTTGGTGATGGTAAGAATTTATCATTAATTGATATTCGTTTTGCAAGAACTATTAATAGAATTCAAAAATCTATGGTTGCAGAATTGAATAAAATTGCAATTGTACATTTATTTTTATTAGGTTTTGAAGATGAACTTAGTAATTTCAGATTAGGTTTAACAAATCCATCTAGTCAGGCCGACTTATTGAAAATCGATATTTGGAAAGAAAAAGTCGCCTTATACAAAGAATGTGTTACGCCTATTGGTGGTACTGCTCCAACTTCTATTACTTGGGCCAAGAAACACATCTTGGGATTCTCTGAAGATGAAATTAAAGTTGATTTACAACAACAAAGAATTGAGAAGGCAGTTGATGCTGAACTAACTAATACCGCAACAATCATTACTAAAACTGGTGTATTTGATATGGTTGACAAATTATATACATCTAAAAGTGGTACAACAGCTGGGGGTACACCACCTCCTCCCCCTGGTGGAGCACCACCACTTGGTGGTGAAGTTCCAACAGGATTACCTGAAAGTGAAAAGAAAGATAATCTCAAAATATTATTAGAAAGTGATAATATTTTAGATGTAGATACGTATATCGATTTATCGAAAGCGAGAAATTACTTGGGGGATATGGA